TGAGTTCAATATTCCTGTATATTATGATGAGCATAAAGGAAATCAATCTTTTTTGCTTGTTCCTGAATCAGATGAAATAGTAACTCTTATTAGTAGTGGTATGCAAAGGCAATATAATATTATAATTAATTATGAGCTAAAGTCAGGTGGTAAATATACTAAAAACACTATTAAGCAAGTTTCCAATGTAATGGAAAGGCTAAAAAGATTAGTATATAATGAAAAAATACAAAGTACAGGAGCAGAATGGTTTGATGCTCAAATTACATCAGTTACTTATGAAATAGATGAAGATGATAAAACTCTAATAAAAGGTGTAGCAAATTTTAATTGTCAAAATATGGAGATAATCTAATGGACATAAAAGCAAGGGAAAATAAATTACATAGAGTAAACTCAAATGGAGTTATGTGTAGTAAAAGTGATCTAGCAAAACTCAAAGCTGGGTTAACTGTAACAATGGATAAGAAAGTTGCTCAAGAGCTACTTGACATGGGAGTTGTAGAGCAAGTAACAAAACAAAAAAAGAAGAAGGAGGCTAAATAATGGCTGACACAAGAGTACTCCCTGTAAGTAGTATTAAGTATGGTTTAAAAGCTGAGACTGGTTCTGCTTTTGGGGTGGCAATAGATAGTGATGGCAGTGATGGAACTGCATATTTAACACAACCAGTAGTACAGGCACAAAAACCAACCTTTAATATTTCTAGAGAATCTAGGTTATTAAGTGGAAGAGGAAGTGTAAAAAATTCTGCTGATACAATCGTAAACACTAGAGGCGGTACAGTTACTATGCCTTTTGAAATGGTAGCAACACCAAGAACATTAGCACAACACGCTTTGCTAGTTGGTCAAGAAAATTCTCAATCTGGAAGTATTTTACATCAAATGAAAATTGATGGATCGTCTAATTTAGATTCTATGGGCGGAACTATTTCAAGTGGTAAACCTCATAGTTGTAATTTAGCTTATTATCCAGCTGCAGGCGAAGGTATTAAAGTCACAGGCGTAGTAGTATCGGATATGACAATAACTGGCGATGTAGGAGCAAATAATGGGCTTGTAAGCATATCAGGTAATTACTTTAGTGGCTTTAGTAACCCAGTTTCAACTGCAACTGCATTAGATCAAACATTTAGCGGATCATGGGTAGAGCCTCAAAGTACATATTTTAATGTATTGGATTTTCAATCTAGAACTTTAGATGTTGAAGGTAACAATAATCAAGTATTTATAATGAAATCTTTTACTTTTAATATTGCTAATGGAGTTAACAGGGTTGGATTTGATGCAAATGGTAATGCTGAAGCATATGTATTTCCAGAATATGCGGTTACAGGTAGTCTTGTAGTTAAATATGATGATAATTTTAACTATGGTGCTAAAAATGTTCTTCAGGATTTTCTTGATGGAAACACTATGACATTAAACTTAATATGTGGCTCTGGTAATGATGCAGCAGGAGAAATGGAAATTACTGCTGAAGTACAATACACTGGTGATCCTGGACAGGATTTAAGTGAAAGTGGAGTTTTTCACACTCTTGAATTTGAGTGCGTAAACCCATCGACAGGTTTTGCTAGTCCTGCATTTAAACTGGAGACATTTGAAAACAGTGCAATAACAACTTGGTAAATGATAGGGAGGAATTTCATGATAGTTGATACAAAACACGGTGAGTTTGAAGTAAAAGATATTACTAGAAAACAGAGGCGTGATCTTTACAAAGAAGTAAAAGTAGTTTTTGCTAATCAAAATCCTGAAGAGTTGCATGATTTAGCTGATAAATTCTCTTTAATAGCGTTTAAAGATGAAAAAGAAGCCGAAGAGAAACTTAAAGGGTTAACTGCTTTACAAGAAGATGAAGTTTTAGCAAGTATTATGTTAGCGTATATGGGTCTTGATACGGGAAACTCTACTGGCGATTGAGGTGTGCAGTTTGGTTTACACAATTAGGTTTTCCAGACAATTATTTAGAATACCCTTATACAGCTCGGTCGCCTGTTACCAATGACAAAATTGTTTTTCAAAATGAAAAAATGGTAGAAAATGAAATAGTAAAAGTGTTAAGTCAAAAAAGCGTAAAAAAATTTGGTATAGGGCAAATTCTTTATTACGAAATGCCTTTTTTTTGTAATCCAAAAGAGCATATTAAAAAATGGGTTTGGGATATATTAGAAGAGTATAAACTTGCCACAACTTATAATGTACCTTTAGGTGTAGACTTTGATTCTATTTCTGCTTATAGGCTTGATTGTTTTGGAATAATTGAACAAGAAATTAACAATGTAAATAAACATAAATCTGATGGCTAAAAATTTAATATTAAAAGTTGGTATAAAAGGTGCTAATAAAACTACAGGAGCATTAAAAAGTGTTGGCTCGGCAGTAACTAGTATTGGCGTAAAAGCAGGAATTGCTACTGCAGGAGTTGGTGCTTTATCTACAAAACTAGCAGGAGATTTTCAAAAAAGCCTCCTAGAAATATCTACATTGCTTGGTAAAACTACCACTAGAGATTTAGATAGAATGTCTAAAGAATTGAGGTCTGTTGCTATTAGTTCTGGCGTAGCTTTAGATTCATTAAGTAAAGCAAAATATGATATTGTTTCTGCTGGTTTTAGTAGCGTAGCAGATAGTGCTGAAGTATTAAGTGTATCAAGTAAATTAGCAGTGGGTGGTGTAACAAGTGTAGCTGAGGCTGCAGACCTTCTTACAACTTCATTAAATGCTTTAGGGCTTGAAGCAGGTGACACTAATAAAGTAGCAGATCAATTATTTACTACTGTTAGGCTCGGTAAAACCACTATGACTGAATTATCAGCTAGTTTAGGTCAAGTATTACCATTTGCGAGGTCAGCTGGATTAGGTTTAGATGGAGTTGGTGCAGCGATGGCTACTCTTACAGCATCAGGTATTAGTACTGCACAAGCAACTACTTCATTAAGGGCAACATTAGTGTCGTTACAATCTCCAGCAGAAAGCTCTAAAAAAGCAATGAAAGAAGCTGGAATAGAAATAAAAAGGTTTGATGATGGCACATTAGATTTAGTTTCTACTATAAAACAATTTCAAGGTATTGATCCAGATACATTAAAAAAAATTATTCCTAGAGTTGAGGCTATACTAGGTATTCAGACTATGGCTCAAAACTTTACAACACTTACTACTAATGTTGAAGAGTTTGCAAATAAATCAGAAGGGGCAACTGAGCAGGCTTTTGACAAAATGTCTAGTGGTTTTAATCAGCAAATGTCTATACTTAAAAATAGTATTCAAGCTATAATGATTGAAATTGGTAATGTAATTATTGAGATAATACAGCCAAAAATAGAAGAGGTTAATAAAGAATTTGCAAAGCTAGGAGAAATAGGTTTTGATAATTTAGGTAGCGCAGTGAAAGATAGTCTGCCAGTTATAATGAATGCTTTTAAACAAGTTATGTTTACTGCTTTTGAAACAATAGAAGATCGAGCAGGTTTAATGGGTTTAACTATTAAAGAACATTTATCTGACGCTATTCCTTTTATTGATGGAGATTTTAAAAAAATAGAAGAGATTTCTGAAAGTTTAAAGTTAAAAAGTCAAAACGATGCTGATTTTATTGCTCAAGTTTTTAAAAATATGTATGGAACAATAAAGTTTTTTGCTGAACAAAGAGCGAATGACGATTTTGATTTAAATGATGCAATAGTTGAAGATTTTGAAAATACTGCAAATAGAAAAGTTGAAATTAATGAAGGTGAATTAAGCCTAAGAAGAGAGCAAAATGAACAATTCAAAATATTACCAGTTGAGTTAAAAGAAGCAGAGGTATTAACTGATGAAGAAAGATTAAGTGCAAGAGAAGAGTTTAGTGCTTTAAGCAATCAATTATTTTTAAATGATGCTGACCAACAAAAATTACTTTTATCAGATAAGATACAAAGATTTAGACTTGCTGGAATAGAAGAGGAAAAGATACAAAAAGTAGTTAGTGAAAATATTAAAAAAATAAAAGCTGATGAGACTGCTTTTAGGCTTGGCACTTTTTCTCAATTAATTGGTGGCTTACAAAGATTAAATACAGCCTCTAAAGGTTCAGCATTAGTTAGTAAAAGACTTGCACAAGCTCAAGCTCTTATTGATACTTATGCTGGTGCAGCCAAAGCTTTAGCCTCTGCCCCTCCTCCTTTAAATTTTGGTTTAGCTGCAGCAGTTACAGCTGCAGGGTTAGCTAATGTTGTAGAGATAGAAAAACAAAGTTTCGCAGGTGGTGGTATTGTTCAGGGTATAGACTCAGGTCAAGGTGATTCAGTTCCAGCTATGTTAACTCCAGGTGAACTTGTTTTAAATAGGGCTCAGCAAGAAAATTTAGCAGGTCAAGGTGGAGTTACAGTAAATATTCAAGGCGATTTTTTAGGAAGTGAAGAACAAGCAGATAAATTAGCAGATATAATTGAAGATCGTGCCGAATTAGGTTTTAACAGAATAGCAACGCAAGAACAAGTTTCAAGAGTAGAGCGCATAGCTCTTCTTCCTTTTTAATAAATAATATGCTTACTTTTCCAACCAACATAACTAATGAAATAAAAAAAGACTCAAGCTCTTTAAAGTTATTTGTAAAAATAGAAATAAGATTAATTGCATCACCTTATACCACATCTTTTATTTATTTTAGCTATGATAATTGTACTGTTTATGATGATGATGAAGGTGCTAATGTAACCGCCTTCGGTTCGCTTTCAAAAGATGTTACTA